CAATTCATCAAAAACCTCATTTTGAGCAAGCCACATTACTAGTGATCCAACTAAACTAGTAGCAGGATGACCCGAAGGAAGCCCTTTGCTTACTTTATAAATAAACCGTCCAGGAATAACAATGTTCTTAAACAATAAGCCAGTTAGAGCGTATCTAAATAATCTGTCATGCTTTTCTCCTGCCGGATAACAAGAACGAAGTATCATCACTGATACTAAAATATGTTCACGAGTTATACGTTGATCAAATCTACTGGCGTCACTCTCTACCGCACACGTATAGTTTTTCTGACTTTTAAACTCCCGGTCATACCCGTTATATAAATATTGCAAGCCCAAAGCTATCTCACTCTCAGAATTCACTTTGTTGACATCTACAATCGCATTCGTTATTGGCTGAAAAATCGCCATATTGATTAATTTAGAAGCTCCTTCCGGCGCTACGCCTAATCGACCCTTAATCGGTTCACCTGAAACAAAAGGCCTAAGTCGAGGTCTAGTCCCTGTCGCAACCATAAGGCTGCTATCTACCACATTCTGATGTATAACTGCACTCATAAGCTTTTTAGCTACTGGCTTTAGCTTGTAGTCCGCGGTTTCGTGAGATCTACCAAACAATCTACTAGATATCACCCCTGTAAAACTCTTAGGGTTCGTCTTAAGATTTATTACACTATCTTCACTAAGTTCAGTCAACCTCGGTAAGAAAATCTTATGGATGTTTATGCGTGCTACACGAATCAATCTATCCAAATCAGGCTTGTACTTGTCATCAACAGGAGCGCAAAAACTCTTAAACTCACTCTCTATTGCTTCCCAGTTAGGCGTAACGAAGACTTTGTCCGGTTGTTCATATAAAGCATCCTCAAATTCACTATTCAAGCCGCGCGCCCTACGTTCAATAAGGTATTCTTTAGCCCAGGTATCAGGAAACCTAACTTTTGCAGGACCGTCTCCAAAAGCAAACGGAAACAGACCTATAAATTTGTTGAACCTATTAGGTTTTATCGGTAGCAAGTCTCTAATGTAGTCCGTAAACTTACCATTACGAGTGCTAATCTTAAAATTACTCTTTGGCCAATATTTAACCGTCGTGTCTCTGTGAAGTCCACTAGGTGTTCCTGGATCAAATGTCGTGTTGTATGTACGAATTTTCATTCGTGGTCCACGCATTTTTACCTGCCTCCAGAACTCTGACAAATCCGTAAAACGTAGCTTAAAGTCAATACCCAACGTCTGTCCTAATCTAAATAAGACGTCACCTGGCTTTAACGGTTTCTTAACTCCCCCTTCCATACCTTTAACGTTAGGCCTACTTTTGTTATAGTATTTCGTTTCGTTTTTTAAAAATTCTTTTAGGAACGGTATGCCGATAGTTTCAAGAGCTTGTCTGTTTCTAGAGGAGTCGTAAGAGAAACTATCCGCTGTTACAAAACTATACGATCCTTGTTAAGAGAACCGTTGTTTTGTCTCGCAAAATCTAGTAACTCTTGTTTCCATGTAGCGAGTATTTTATCACTCGTTTCAGTTCTTACTAATTGGTCCGTGATGGAAAGTAGTGGAACTTTGTCCATGAAAGGCACATTATCAATGGTTGAGCCTGCAATTATAACAAAAGCATTCTGATTCTTCATCGTTTCACCGTACGAAGTAATCAAAGCGTCAATCTTTGTTGCGAATTCTTTATGAATTAACGCTTCAGCAGCAGCTCTCTCTTTACGTGCTTTTGCGAGCACCTGCAATCCTGCCTCTGCTAATTGTACCTCCTCAGGAGTAGCGTCAGTTCCAGTAAACATAGTCGAAGCCTGTATAGCCCGCGCATAAGCTTGATCATACTGATCGACAAACTCGCGTATTGTTCGATCACTGCCGCTTAGCTTACGGAACACTTCCGCACTGATGTTCGCTGAATTAAGGGCCGGCATGTTCGCTTTAAGATTTAACACCATGTTAGACTCTTTAAACGACTTAACCTCCGATATTTCAATTTCACTACCTTTACGGCCCTTGTTTATAGAACCTAATGGAATACCGTCAAAAGTAAAATGGTATTTAACCTTATGAATAACTTTAGAATGAGAAACACTGTCTGAATTAGCTGATAAAAGTTTAGTCGTTTGTAACATAAATATAATTTTTTGTACTTGATGACCTAGGACATGACGGTTGCTGCCGATTGGTCT